AATTCAACTGAAGCAATTTCTTCAAACAAAGTATCATGATAGACAACACACAATTATCTTCTTACTATGAGAAGCAAGCAGCACAAGATAGCCGTATGGCAATCTTAGAAACTAAGGTTGATGATCTTCAAAAAGGTTTAGAAGATTTTAATAACAAAGATAAAGAAGAACTCAACCAACGATTAAGATCCATTGAGAAACAAGTCTGGGGTGCTGGTGCTGTCCTTGCTGCTATCTTAGCCATCGTTGGTATCGTAACCCAGATGGATATGGAAGACGATGAGTGGGATGATGAAGCAAGAATTGAGCATGTACTAGATCATGGATCCTATACCTAATATTGGAATAAATGCTTCGGGGATACCCTTAATACCAATACAAGGTATTGGTATACCTGCTGTAGTTACTCAGAATGTTTTTATATCTGATATTAGGAATGTTAATGTTAATGAGACACGTACGTGGTTGATGAATCCACCACAGGCAATACCAATAGATGTCCCAGTTACTGTGCTTGCTGGTACACCTATAGTTGATGTGCCTGGTTGTGTAACAGTACACAAAGAAAATGCTAAGAAGGATCCATCTAAAAATAAGAATCTAGTTAACGATGATCCTAAGCAAAACGTAACTTTATGTGATGGTGGTATGCCTTACTACCAACCACCTGATTATGATTATAGAGAATTATATTGGCAGACAATTAATACAGAACCAGAAGATGGTGATGAAGGTGTTGATACAAATGATGATACGGAACCTATAGAATCACCAGCACCACCTCCACCACCCCCTACAGACGGTGAGACTGCTGGTGAAGTAGAATGTCCTCCTCTTAATGCTAGACGCATTGGAGACCTGAATACTGCAGGTACAGAGAAAGTTAAAGAATATAAATTGACAGTTGATGGATTAAGATGTGAAACCATCTGGGAACCTGTCCCAATGGTGGAGCAATATTTACCTAGTATTCCTACAATAGCAACTACAGCAACAATTGCTACTGTTGCAACCACGAGTGCCCTACTTGCAAAACCCCTAGCGGATTTGATTCTGAAGGTTGTGAAACCAGTGATAAAGAAGACGATTGCGAAGGTGAAGAAGATGCTTGGTCAGAAGGAGAAGATTCTGTCGAAGAGGGAGCGACTTCTTGCTCAGAAAGAGAAGAATCAAGCTGTGAAGGCTGCTCGGACTTTGAAGGGTCAGTAAATTCTGGTGTAGGGAAGTCATGAGTGTGTGGTTTGATAGTACCACCTGGATTTGTTACTACAACGTCAGCACATATAGATGCATAAGGTGAGTCTGGGTGGAACATGATACCAGCCTTGAGGAGCTCACCACAATTTTTAAGTCTTGCGATCTCGAAGTCTAATCTTTTGTTGGCAGTAGATTGATTGACTGCTGCTACTTGTGCTTCTGCTGCTAATCTACATCTCTTTTGCATACCTCTATTGAGTGGTATTGATAGAGTAGCAGAGAGTCCTAAGTTGAAACTCTGATTAGCTTTCATATCAGTCCTTACTGGTTTATACCAACTAGGTGTCATATCTCCACCACCATCAATTAGATCTGGCACACCATTAGCACCATCTACATCTTGAATGATTGTGATATCCGATCCATCTGGGAACCATCTTACTTCATCACCATTATCATCTGTGTATGTTCTGTCATCATACCACTCTTCCCAAGGATAGTTCTTGACAGTGGTATAGGTAGGAGTCATCTTACCACTTACGTCAGTAGTATTATATTGTGGTTCATTATAAAAATCTTCCCAAGGATCCTTTCTGCTGTCAGCAAATTGGATATATGGTGTCATATTAAGAGTCGTACCCTGACATGATACCCCACCACCGTAGGTATTAGTCACGTATGGACCTTGTAAAACTTGTATTGCCTGGTTCGTCACTGAGCCAGAACTATTAGCGATAGGGTTCGCTGTAGCACTTACACCACCAACACCTTGTGCCAAGGCTTTCATTGGTAGTAAAGAATTAAGACCGAGAAGTGCTGCAACTACTGCGTAAACACGCTTGTTGTGTCGGTGACTGATTGAATTTCTGTTACTCTTTGTATAAGAGTTTGATTTGTAAGCCCTGGTCCTTGATAACTCTGGGTGAATTGAAATGCTGCTCCTGGAGTTGTCATTGTGTAGGTGCTTTGATTGGAGAGATTCAATGTATCGAAGGAAGATGTTACGCTTCCTGTGATGGCTCCCTCTCCTGACCCTACGCTTGGCTCTATTGTCACTGTTGAGGTGTTGACGTTGGGATTCAAAGCCGCTCCATCGTTGGAGATCCCTACACCTGTCACTGAGTATTCCCATCCTGTTCTATAATCAACTGAATTTATGGTTTCTGTTACCGTACTCTCAGTCTCCGTATGGCTAGTCATACTTCCCTGCTGGAAATTTGGTACCACAGGGACTGCGAGAGTTTTAGACGGTAACAGTAATAAAAATAGTAGGATAAACTTATTCATCCTTAATCACCTATCGTATTGTAAGCTCGGTTACAAACTGAGAAGTAGCTGAAGTATTAGCTCCACCTGCTGCTACGTTACTGAATGCATGAGCACTACTTACTGTACCAGCTAAGTTTCCAACGGTTCCACCAGCAGTGGAAGACATATCACCAAAGTTATTAACTGCACCAACAGTCGGAGCACTAGTAGCAACAGCATCGCCTTGAGTATAGCTTTGAGCAAAGCTGAAAGCTGATCCTGCTGTTTTCTGTTCTGCTACAACTACACCAGGCGTATAAACACCTGAAGTTATAACACCAGATGATACTTGATCGGCAGCAGCACTACCACCAGACGGTGTAATAGATGTATCTACACCACTACCACTGACTGCGAATGATGATCCGATTCTGTTAGTAGAAGTATGAGCACCTCCAACACTGAGTTGGACACTCGAAGCAAATCTAGATGTGATGTCTGCTCTAGCTTCACCTATAGCTATACCACTCATCAATAGCATAATAACAGGTAAAAATCTTTTCATATTCTGACACTGTACCTCTACTATATAGGTAGAAATAACACAACTTATATGTGCGGTAGGTCACACTTCCGAAAACCTTAAGATTATGGTTAAATAATAGTGTCGCCATAAAGGGACACACACTACACCTAGCTTATTAAAGGAGGCTCTCATGACATTGAATACTCATTCAGCATTGCAAAGGTATGCTGCATCGGACATTCCAGCATTAATGGAAAAGATCACAAAGAATAGTATCGGACTTGATAATTACTTTGATGATTTTTTTAAAATCCAAACACCATCTAACTACCCACCATATAATTTGATACAATTAAATAATCATGAATCGAAACTCGAAATCGCCTTGGCAGGGTTTAAGAAAGATGAAGTCAAAGTCTATACGGAGTTTGGAAAACTACATGTCGAAGGCATCAAAGAAGAAAAGGAAGCAGATGGAGAGTATCAGCACAGGGGCTTGGCACAACGTTCATTCAAACGCACTTGGACACTCAGCGAAGATTGCGAAGTTCGACAGGTCGTATTTGAAGATGGACTCCTCACCGTGGAGTTAGGAAAAGTTGTTCCTGAGAAACATGCTAGGACGGATTATCTCTCATGAAACCAGGTGAGATAATGATGCACCCCTTGTGGGCAGTTCCTGTTATGTTATTGTTTACGACTTCTATGATTCAAGGTCTTCATACTGCTACTCATTGGCGTATGCAAATAGATGCAGATTCTTATTGTAAGAATAATGCTGAGTGGATAGAATCAAATTCAGGATACAGTGACGATGATTATTGACCTATATAATACACAACAGAAGAGACCCGATGGGTCTCTTTTTATTTGGAGACATCTATGAATCTTTACTTGAATTTAAAACCAAATAATTATGGCGGTGAAGCAGACCTCTTGACAGTTGAGATACCTTCAGCTTATACTGAGGACTTGATGAAACACGTAAGACCTATTGCAGAACAAAAAGACGTTCCTGAAAGTAGAATCTTAAAGGACATTATTAAACAATCTATTACTGAAATCGAAAGGAGATCCTATGATAAGAGTCGTAAGAACAAGAAACGGAGATGATGTCATTTGTGATATCCAAGAGATCACCCAAGAGGGTGAAAAGAAAATCTTAGGATATCAATTGGAGCATCCCTATTATGCTCATCTTGATGAAGAGTTGACTGTGGATTATGATAGTGGAAATGATGATGTGGGTGTTAATAAGATAACTAACCCAACACTCGTATTGCATCCTTATGCACCGTTGTCAAAAGACACAAAGATCATTGTACGATTTGATGAAATCGTTAGTGCTTATGAACCAAATGATTTGGTTTTAGAAAAATACAATTTACTGCGTATCGCAAGAGAAAAACAAAATGCTGAAACTAGTGCTACTACAGAACAGAATGGATTACCTGATGGGGAAGGTGACGGAGCTGGATGAGGAACCTTCTATTCTGATTGAAGGTTGTGTGAAAATTGAAGATGGTAAGTTGGAACCGTTTCCTAAGTATTCAAAGCAACGAGATTTGTTCTTGACATCTGACTCAGTTTTGACTATAGTGGATCCATCAACTGAAATTCTGGGAGAGTATCAAAAGGAGGATGAGTAGTTTCTATACGAACATTCAACTAGCAGGTAATACTATCCTTTATCGTGGGTATGAGAATGGACAACAAGTCCAGACTCGTGCCCATTTTTCACCTACGCTGTTTGTCCCTTCAAACAAGGAGGAGAAATATAAAACTTTAGATGGTGTTAATGTTAAATCAGTAAAGTTTGAAGGTGCTAGGGAAGCACGAGAATTCATCAAGCAGTATGAGGATGTCCACGGATTTAAAGTCTATGGATATGAAAGATTTGTATATCAATATATCGCCAAGGAATTTCCTGGTGAAGTTGATTATGATATGAAGCAGATGAAGATTTTCGCAATGGACATTGAGGTTCAATGTGAGAATGGATTCCCTGATGTAGAAGCAGCAGCAGAAGAAATGCTTTCTATCACCATTAAAGATATGGTGACTAAGAAATATTATTGTTGGGCAACACGAGAGTTTGATCCACCAGAAGGTCTTGAGACAAATTTCTTTTGGAATGAAAAAGAAATGCTCAGTCATTTTGTTCAATGGTGGGCACAGAATACACCAGATATTCTTACAGGATGGAATGTAAACCTGTATGACGTACCTTATATTTGTAGAAGAGTTAGTCGTGTTCTTGGTGACAAGTGGATGAATTCATTGTCACCTTGGAATCGTGCTAATGAGCGTGAGGTGATTATACAAGGACGTAAGAATTATGCTTATGATATTTCTGGTGTCAATATTTTAGATTACCTTGACTTGTATAGAAAGTTTACCTATACTAATCAAGAATCCTATAGGTTGGATCACATTGCGAATGTCGAATTAGGTCAACGTAAGATTGATCACAGCGAGTATGAAAACTTCAAAGACTTCTATACAAATGATTGGCAGAAGTTTATGGAGTATAACATTCAAGACGTTGAGTTGATCGACAGACTGGAAGACAAGATGAAACTTGTTGAGTTGGCAGTTACTATGGCATATGATGCCAAGGTTAATTTGGAAGATGTATATTCTCAAGTCCGAATGTGGGACACGATGATATATAATTATCTAAAGGATCGCAACATTGTTGTTCCTCCTCGAAAGGGATCTAAGAAAGACGAAAAATACGCAGGTGCTTATGTCAAGGAACCGATTCCAGGACAGTATGATTGGGTGGTCAGTTTTGATCTCAATAGTCTGTATCCTCATCTTATTATGCAGTACAACATCTCACCAGAAACCCTCTGGGAGACTAGACATCCCAGCTCGAGCGTTGAACGGATTTTAAACCAAGAGATTGAGTTCTCAGGAGAGTTTGCAGTGTGTGCTAACGGTGCTCAATACCGTAAGGACATCCAAGGTTTCCTACCAGAAATGATGCAGAAGATTTATGAAGAGCGTACGATTTATAAAAAGAAAATGCTCAAGGCGAAGGGGGATAATGAAGTTTCGCCAAGTGCCAAACTACAAAGAGATATTAGTAAATTCAATAACATCCAAATGGCTCGAAAGATCCAGCTCAATTCGGCTTATGGTGCCATTGGAAATCAATACTTTAGATATTACAACTTATCTAATGCTGAGGCGATTACTCTCAGTGGGCAGGTTAGCATCCGTTGGATTGAAAACAAAATGAATCAGTATCTGAATAAGATACTTAAAACTGAGGAGAAGGATTATGTCGTTGCTAGTGATACCGATAGCATTTATTTGCATCTCGGTCCTATGGTTGAAGCTGTATACAAGGGGAGAGAGAAAACTGCTCAAAGCATTGTCACGTTCCTTGATAAGGTGTGTAAGACTAAACTTGAGCCTTATATTGAAAGTGCTTACCAAGAATTGGCCGACTACGTTTCAGCGTACGACCAAAAAATGTTCATGAAGAGGGAGACCATTGCCGAGAAAGGTATATGGACTGCCAAGAAGAGATACATTTTAAATGCATGGGACATTGAGGGTGTTAGGTTTGAGAAACCTAAGTTAAAGATGATGGGTATCGAAGCAGTTAAGTCTTCTACACCAGGTGCTTGTCGTCAGAAGATTAAAGATACTCTAGAAGTTATCATGAATAAATCTGAAGAAGAGACACAGAAATTCATAGCAGATTTTAGAGATCATTTTAATGAGTTACCTGTTGAAGACATTGCATTTCCTAGAGGTTGTAACAATCTAAATAAGTGGGCAAACCCAGCCACTGTATATACAAAAGGCACGCCAATACATGTGCGTGGATCTCTTTTGTATAATTTTTATATTAAAAAGAATAAGTTAAATCATAAGTATCCATTGATACAAGACGGAGAAAAGATAAAATTTGTTTATTTAAAGACTCCTAATAAGATCAATGAGAACGTGGTTTCATTCTTTCAGACCTTTCCTTCAGAGTTAGGACTTGACAAATACATCGACTATGACCTACAATTCCAGAAGAGTTTCTTGGAGCCTATTAAGGTCATCATGGATACAATTGGATGGAAGCCAGAAAAAATCGCTAGTTTGGAGTTCCTATTCGGATGACCACATACATCGTTGAGTATCAGAAAGCTTTCAGTGCTGGAGAAAATCCAGCAGAAAAAGAATTCTTTGATGAAGATGAAGCAACATGGTTTCAAAGAGCCATGAAGCGATCCAATTACATTACTAAATTATATAAGAAGACACCATGAGTTTCTTACAAAACATCGTTAAGGAGATTGACAATGAATATGCTTCACTGGTCAGTGATGGAGTGGCAGCTGGTGATACAAGCAACTTTATCAACACTGGCAGCTATATTTTTAATGCTCTTGTTTCTGGGTCAGTCTATGGAGGCATCCCAGGAAACAAAATCACTGCTCTCGCTGGAGAGTCAAGTACTGGTAAGACTTATTTTTGTCTT